CCGCCCTTTTCTTTATCCTATCGAAACGTATCCCATGCTGACCTACAACAATCAGTTCGAATTTGAGCTAAAGAAGCTCATTGAAGAAGAGATTGTTCGCATCTCCGAAAATGTTTTATCCGGCATCGGGGTGCCTGATTATGCCGACTACAAACACCAAACCGGCAAAATAACTGGGCTTCGCATGGCTATTGAGCTTTGCGATGAGGCGCAGGCTATTCTAGCAAGACGATAGGAGACTACCGAATGCCCCACATGGTAATGGCCCATGAAGTCAATCCGAAGGATAAGCTCCTTAAGGACATCGGCGACTTGAGCCAGATTGAAATCTTCAACAACCAGATTCTTTGCGCCGTCTATATCCGTCCTCAAAAGACCAAGAGCGGCATCTATCTTACCGACGACACCGTCGCCGAAGACCGCAACCAGTCCAAGGTCGGGTTGATCGTCAAGATGGGCGACGACGCCTTCCAAGACGACACCGGCGCGTGGTTTCACGGCAAGACCTTTAGTGAAAACGACTGGGTCGTGTTCCGTCCATCCGACGGCTGGAGCATCACGGTGAACAACGTCCTGTGCCGTATTCTTGAAGACATCAATGTGCGGGGCCGCATCCAGCACCCCGACCAAGTGTGGTGAGGTAACCTATGTCAGATACCGAAGAGTCGATTGAGATCGAAGTCGAAAACCTTCCGGGCGACGACGACATTCAGGTCGTAAAGGCTGATGAGGAGGCTCCTAAGAAAGAGCCCCGCAAGAAAAAGGAAATCGAACCCGACGAGGGTCTTGAGAGCCTCCGCGCGCAACTCGAAAGTGAACGTCAGGCGCGCGCCGACGCCGAACGCCGCGCCCGCGAGAGCGCCGAAAGCGCCCACAAGGCGCAGAACGAGGTGCAGGACACCAACCTGCAGCTTGTCGTCAACGCCATCGAGACGGTTAAGCAAGCTGACCAGAGCCTGAAGGCCAGCTACCGCGACGCGCTGGCGTCTGGCGACTACGACGCCGCCGCCGAAATCCAGTCAGTGATGTCGTCAAATGCCGTCAAGCTACTGCAACTTGAGCAGGGCAAGCAGGCGATGGAGTCGGCTCCTAAGCCCCGCCTGCAGCAAGACCCCGTCGAAGCCCTGGCGTCTCAGCTTTCCCCCCGGTCAGCCGACTGGGTCCGCCGTAACCCCCAATGCGCCACCGACCCCCGCCTCTACCAAAAGATGATCGCGGCTCACAATCTGGCCACGGCGGATGGCTACGCGCCCGATACCGATGAGTACTTCGACGCCATCGAAGACACCCTGAAGATCAGTCGCCGGGATCCCGTCAGCCGAGATGACGACGCAATGGCGGAATCCGCCAAGGTCACCCAACGCCGCACCGCGCCGCCCGCTGCCCCCGTCAGCCGCAGCAGCGGCGGCCCCGGAACGCGCCCCAATGTGGTCCGCCTGACGTCTAGCGAACGCGAAATGGCGTCTATGATGGGCATGACTGAGCAAGAGTACGCCCGCAACAAACTCGCCCTCCAGAAGGAGGGCAAACTGAATTGAGGAGCAATCAAATGACTGAAAACATGCCCCGTGGCCGTACCCGCAAGAGCCCCCTGCGCGAAGCCGCCGCCGCCCTGTCCGCCGAAGCCGCCGCCGACGTCGTCGAGACCGTCGAGCCGCAAGAGGCGGTCAGCACGCGCCCCGCCATGCGCCCCACGATCCGTGAGGAAGACCCCCGCACTCGCGCCGCCCGCCGCGCCGCCGAAATCCGTGGGAATGTCGGAAACATGGACGAGGGCGTCGATAAGTACCGTATCGACCCCCACATGATCCCCGATGGCTGGTCCTACGAGTGGAAGCGCAAGTCTGTTCTAGGCAAGGACGACCCGTCGTATCAGGTTGAGCTTGAGCGCAAGGGGTGGGAGCCGGTCCCCGCTGCGCGCCACCCGTCCTACATGCCCGATGGTGGCAAATACGTTACCATTGAGCGTGACGGCATGGTCCTGATGGAGCGCCCGCTGGAACTGACCATTGAGGCCCGCCAGATCGAGCAGCGCAAGGCCCGACTGCAGGTGCGAAACAAGGAGGAGCAGCTTAACGCCGCTCCCCAGGGGCACTTTGAGCGGGATAACAAGGGCAACTCGATGTCCAAGATCAGCAAGTCCTACATGCCAATCCCTAACGAATAACTCTACGTCTTCAGTGTTAAATATACGGGGCGGCGCGAAAGTGCCGCCCTTTTTATTGACAACAGTAATTTCAAGTGTATAGGCTATGCAGTGCCCTAATTCGGCATATGTAATTCCCTCCCTCGGCGTGGAGGGGCAAACAAATCCCCGGTCTTAATCGCCCCGGCGCGCGATGATGGCTTCCTTAAAAAGGAGACCCCGTCATGGCGAATACGTCTGCGCCTTTCGGTTTCCGTCAATGCAGTGGCACTGGGTCGGCTCCGACCTATGAGCAAGTCACCCTTATCGGCGGCATTGACTACAACACCACCAACATCTTTTACGGCGACCCCGTGTTCCGTCTGTCGGACGGCACCATCGCGGGCATCACCACCGGCCCCGGCCCCGGCTCCGGCGTCATCGCGGGCGTCTTTGTCGGCTGTAAGTACCTCTCCACGTCGCAAAAGCGCACCGTGTGGTCGAACTACTGGCCGGGCTCCGACGTCTCGTCGGCCAACCAGAGCGCTACTGAAGCCTACCTGATCAATGACCCGAACGCTCAGTTCCTGGCTCAAGTCGGCGGCTCGTCCTCGACCGGCCTGACTGCGGGCAACATCGGCCTAAACGTGCAGTTCGCCTACGGCACCGGCAACACCTCCACGGGTGTTTCGGGCGCTTACATCGACATCACGGTCACCCCGGCGACGACCTCCACCCTGCCCTTCCGACTGGTCAGCCTCGTGACCAGCCCTCCGGGCTCCCCCGGCACCTCCAGCGGTGCGTACAACTATGCGGTCGTGGCGTTTAACAACGTCGAGACCAAGTCGTTGACGGCCCAAAACTAAGGGAGATTGATCAATGGCTGTGAACCTCTCTGCAATTAAAGACCTTCTGCTCCCCGGCCTGCGGGGCATTGAAGGCAAGTACGAGATGATCCCGTCTCAGTACGACAAGATTTTCACCAAGCACGACTCGAAGCTCGCTCTCGAACGTACCGCTGAAATGCGTTACCTCGGGCTGGCGCAGCTGAAGACCGAAGGTGGCCAGACCACCTTCGACAACTCGGCTGGTGAGCGTTTCGTGTACAACCAAGAGCACAACGAAATTGCTCTCGGCTACGCGATCACCCGCAAGGCCATCGACGACAACCTGTACAAGACGCAGTTCCACCCGTCGAACCTGGGCCTGATCGAGTCGTTCCAGCAGACCAAGGAAATCTACGGCGCCAACATCCTGAACAGCGCCACGACCTACAACGCCGCCATCGGCGGCGACGGCGTGTCGCTCCTCGGGTACAACTCGTCTAGCTCTCTGGTGAACCACCCGATTGACGGCGGCACCGTGGCCAACACCCCGTCCACCCAGGTGGACCTGAACGAAGCCACCCTGCTGAACGCGATGATCTCGATCCGCACGAACTTCAAGGACCAAGCCGGTCTGAAGGTGTTCGCGCGTGGCCGTAAGCTCGTCGTTCCGCCGCAACTGGAGCCGGTCGCCATCCGTCTGACCAAGACGGAACTGCGTCCGGGCACCGCCGACAACGATGTCAACGCCATCCTGACCACCGCCGGTGGTCTGCCGGAAGGCTACATGGTCAACGACTTCCTGACCTCGGCGTATGCTTGGTTCCTGCTGACCAACATCGATGGTCTGGCCTACATGGAGCGGGTTAAGTTCGAATCCGACATGCAGGTTGACTTCGTAACGGACAATCTGCTGGTCAAGGGCTACGAGCGGTACTCCTTCGGGTACTACAACTGGCGCTCGATCTGGGGTTCGACCCCCACGTCGTAATCGGCTTGGGCTCCCTCTCGGGGGAGCCCTTCACCCTCAAGGAGATTGACACATGTCATCTACTGTCTTTACGGGGCCGGTTCTGGCGGGCAACGTCTTGCAAAGCGACGGCACTGGCGCTCTCGCCGGTTTCGGCGGCAGCAGCGGCACGCAAAACGTCGGTTTTGTTCAAATGGCGCAATCTGCGCCCATTACGCAATCTTCGACCGCTGCGGCCACCACCATCGTGATCCCGGCCCAAAGCCAAATCACGGACATCTACGTCAACGTCACGACCGGCTGGGGCTCTAGCGGCACCCTGGGCATCGGCACCTCCTCGGCTGCTAACGAACTGGCCACCGGCATCGCCGCCACCAGCTTGGTTCAGGGCCAATACACCGTGCCCGTAACCAGCCTGATCGCGGCCTGGAACAACTCCAGCGCCACCCAGGACGTTCAGATTTACGTCAAGTCTAGCGCCGGAACCGCCGGTGTCGCCGTTCTGACGGTCTGCTATCTGCAGGGCATCAACGGCTACACCAACGGCCAATACACCTAATAGGAGGCACCCATGAAGGGCCATAAGATGCATCATGCGGGCCGCAAGCACCGCAACACTGGCGGGGTCAATGAGGCCGAAATGGACCTCCGCGA